TACTGCCAAGCCTATGGCCGTTGGGTGCAGGCCGAGCGGTCGATCGCCGAGATGGCCAAGCGCGATCATCTGACCCGCGGCCTGATGATCAAGACCACCAACGGCAACGCCATCCAGAACCCGCTCGTCGGCACCGCCCACAAGGCCGCCGCGGACATGGTCCGGTATGCCTGCGAGTTCGGCATGAGCCCGGCCGCCCGGTCGCGCATCGCGGCTGGCCCGCTCGACGACGGGTCGAAGTTCGACGGGCTGCTTGCCTAAGCAGCGCGGCGCGTTCCCAGAGCGCGCAGAGAGAGTCAGCCGGTTCATCGAGTGCTTGGTCGTCCCGAGTGGTGTCGGCCAGGGCGGCCCGCTCCGGCTGCGGCGGTTTCAGACCAAGTTCGTGCGGGCGATCTACACGCCGCACACCTTCAAGGGGCGGAAGTGGCGCCGGGTGGTGCGCCGGGCGATCCTGTCCATCGCCCGGAAGAACGGCAAGACGGCGCTGATCGCCGCCTTGGTCCTGGTCCATCTGTGCGGCCCCGAGGCGATCCCGAACGGCGAAATCTACTCGGCCGCCAACGAGCGCGAGCAGGCGGCCCAGGTCTTCAAGGTCTGCCAGCAGATGATCGCGGCCGACCCGGAATTGCGGTCTCGAGCCGGCCTGGAGGTGATCCCCTCCACCAAGACGATCATCTGCCGGCGCAATGGATCGGTGTATCGGGCGATCTCGGCCGAGGCCGGGACCAAGATGGGCCTCAACCCCAGCGTCGTCGTCTACGACGAGTTGGCGCAGAGCAAGAGCCGGGCTCTCTACGATGCCCTCGATTCCGGTATGGGCGCCCGCGAGGAGCCGCTCTTCATCGTCATCAGCACGCAGTCGAATGATCCGCAGCACATCCTCTCGCAACTGATCGACGATGGGCTGCGGGCCGAAGACCCCACGATCGTCTGCCACCTCTACGCCGTCCCCGATGACGTCGAGGACATCTTCGACGAGTCCGTCTGGCCGCTCGCGAATCCGGCTCTGGACGATTTCCGCTCCCTGGAGGACATGCGGGCGATGGCGCAACGGGCGGCCCGCATGCCTTCGTTCGAGGCATCGTTCCGCAACCTGTACCTGAATCAGCGGGTCGACGCGCAGAGCCCGCTGATCCCGCGGGCGGAATGGGAGGCGTGCAAGGCCGAGGAGACGCTGCGGCCGGGCGAGCGGATCTATCTCGGCCTCGACCTGTCGGCCACCACCGACCTCACCGCTCTGGTGGCCTGCTCGGCCGATGACGGCGACCGCATCCGGTCGTGGTTCTGGAAGCCCGGCGGCTTGGTCAAGGAGCACGAGCTGCGGGACCGGGCGCCTTACAGCCTGTGGAAGGATCAGGGGTGGCTCCAGGGGCCGCCCGGCAAAGCCATCGACTACGGCTACATCGCCGAGCAGATCGGCGAGCTGTCCACCGAGTACGACGTGGTCGGCCTGGCGTTCGATCGCTGGCGGATCAAAGACCTGATGCGGGAGTTCGGCCGGATCGGGCTCCAGACCTTCTCGGACGACGACAAGCCCATCCCCGGCGCGCTCCGGCTTGTGTCCTGGGGCCAGGGCTTCCGGGACATGAGCCCGGCGATCGACGCCCTGGAGATTTCGATCCTGCAACGCCGGTTCTTCCATGACGGAAACCCGGTCATGAACTTCTGCATCTCGAATGCCCAGGCCGTGAGCGACCCGGCCGGCAACCGCAAGCTCGACAAGTCGGCGACCCGGTTCCGCATCGACGGTGCGGTGGCCTGCGCCATGGCTGTCGGGCTCAAGGCCCGCGACCTCCAGCGGGTGGTCGCGCCGACCTATCAGATGCTCTTCCTGGGGAGCTAATCGGGCGCGGCAACAGGCCGGTAACAGGCGACCCGGACTGCCACAACGGACCCGTCCCGTGAAACGGGCTTGCCGCGCCTGGGCCTGATCCTACGGCACACATTCGAGACCATCAAGGGGCCCTGATCCGGGCCCCTTTGCATTTGGAGCCGCCCATGCGCGACCGGGCTTACAGCATCCTGCATGTACGGGATGTGAACGACGATGCACGGGTGATCGAGGGCATTGCCTCGACCCCGGCCACGGACAGAGTCGGCGATATCGTCGAGCCCATGGGCGCCAAGTTTGCCCTGCCGATGCCGCTGCTCTGGCAGCACGACGCTTGGCAACCGGTCGGGCACGTCGAGTTCGCCAAGCCGACCAAGAACGGCATCCCCTTCCGGGCCACGATCGCCAACATCGCCGAGCCCGGCAAGCTGCGTGATCGGGTCGAGGAGGCATGGCAGTCGGTCAAGGCCGGGCTCGTCCGAGCCGTCTCGATCGGCTTCCGCTCGCTTGAGCACGAATTCATGGAAGGCGGCGGCATCCGCTTCCGGACCTGGGAATGGCTGGAGCTGTCGCTCGTGACCATCCCGGCAAACGCCGACGCCACCATCACCACCGTTCGATCGATCGACGCCGAACTCCGGGCCGCGACAGGCCGAGGGAGGAAGAGCGGGGTCTTTGCCCTGCCCGGCTCGATCACGACCACCGACGACCGCTCCATGCGGCCGGTCGGCACCACCCTGCCCGGCGCCTCGGGCTCCCTGAAAACCAATGCGAAGAAAGGGGCCAAGGCTATGCCGAGGACCGTCGCAGAGCAGATCACTGCTTTCGAGAACACCCGCGCCGCGAAGGCCGCGCGGATGGCCGACATCATGAACGAGGCCGGCGAGCAGGACGTCACCCTGGATACCGAGCAGGCCGACGAGTACGACGGCCTGCGCGATGATCTCAAGGAGATCGACGCCCATCTCGGCCGCCTGCGCGAGCAGGAGGCCCTCCAGGCCGTCACCGCCAAGCCGCCGCGGGTGGATGCCACCGAGCGCGGCATGGCCGATCGGGCACAGAGCCCCATCACCATCGTCCGCGAGACCAAGCTGCCGCCCGGCATCGAGTTCGCCCGCTACGTCAAGGCGCTCGCCGCCGCGAAGGGCAACCCGCAGATCGCCTACGAGATCGCGAAGGCGCAGTATCCGGACAACGGGCGCGTCCACAACGTGCTCAAGGCCGCGGTCGCCGCCGGCACCACGACCGACCCGACCTGGGCCGGCCCGCTGGTCGACTACCAGACCTTCGCCGGGGACTTCATCGAGTTCCTGCGTCCGACCACGATCCTCGGCAAGTTCGGCGCGAACGGCATCCCGAGCCTGTTCAACGTGCCGTTCAACATCAAGATCCCGGCTCAGACCAGCGGCGGCAGCGCCTACTGGGTCGGCGAGGGCAAGCCGAAGCCCCTCACCAAGTTCGATTTCTCGCAGATCGAACTGCGGTGGGCCAAGATCGCGAGCATCGCGGTCCTGACCGAGGAGCTGGTCCGCTTCTCGAACCCGAGCGCGGACACCCTGGTCCGCAATGCCCTGGCCGAGGCGGTGCGCGCCCGGATGGACATCGACTTCATCGACCCGGCCAAGGCCGTCGTCGCGAACGTGTCCCCGGCGTCCATCACCAACGGCGTCACCCCGATCGCCTCGACCGGCGACGTGTCGGCGGATCTCGATGCGCTCTATACCGAGTTCATCACCGCCAACCTGTCGACGGCGAGCGGCGTCTTCATCATGAGCGAGATCACTGCGCAGCAGATCGCTCGGGTGAAGACCCCCCTGGGGCAGTCCGAGTATCCCAACATCGGGCCGCGCGGCGGCTCGCTGGAGGGCGTGCCGGTCATCACCTCGCAGTATGTGCCGGTGGGCACGATCATCCTGGTGGCGGCCGACCAAGTGTACCTGGCCGACGACGGGCAGGTCGTGATCGACGCCTCCCGCGAGGCGTCGCTGGAGATGCTGGACAACCCGACGAACGCCTCGGCCCCGCCGACCGCGACGTCGCTGGTCTCGCTCTGGCAGACGAACTCGATCGGCATCAAGGCCGAGCGGTTCGTGAACTGGCAGAAGCGCCGCGCCGAGGCCGTGGCCATGGTGACCGGCGCCGACTACGCCCCGACGACCTGAGAGTGATCTGGCACGCGACGCCCTGGCTCTCGGGTGACATCGGCGGAGGCTTGAACGCCTTCGTCGAGCGCCTGCCCGAGGACGCTTGGGTGTGCCTCCGTGACGGTGACACGATCTGGCTCACGCCGGATTGGGGCGACCAAGTCGAGCGGGTGGTGGCCGAGCATGGCGAGCGCTTCGCCGTGATCGGCGCCATGACCAATCGGCTCCGGTCGCCCCACCAGCTCCACGGCGGCATCATGTCGGCCGATCCCGATATCGGCCGGCACCGTGACATCGCTCTCAAGCGTTGGGCGGAGCATGGGACTGCCGTACAGCCGCTGCACCGCGGCGTCCTGGCCGGCATGTGCCTGATCTTCCCGAAGCGGGTCTGGACCGAGCACCCGTTCGAGGAGCGCTCGATCCGGTACGACCTGACCTTCTCGATGGCGGTGCGGGCCGGCGGTGGCCGGCTCGGCATCGCCCTCGGGCTCTACCTGTTCCATCTGTACCGCTGGGGCGCCGGCAACCCGCTCGCCTCGACGGCCCACCTCGCAGGGGTCGGTCGATGAAGATCGGCATCGGCGTTACCACGCACAACCGCCGGGACGTCTTCGTCCATTCCCTCGGCGAGATCCGTCGCTTCGCGCCGCCCGGCGCGGTGATCGTCGTTGTCGACGACGCCAGCGACGAGCCGGCGCCGGAGGCCACGTTCCGGTTCGATCAGAACGCCGGGATCGCCCGCGCCAAGAACAAGTGCCTCGAACTGCTGGACGACGCGGGCTGCGACGAGTTCTTCCTGTTCGACGACGACACCTATCCGATCTGCCCCGACTGGTGGCGGCCCTACGTCGAGAGCGACGAGCCGCACCTGATGTACATCTTCGTCGATTTCCGCGATCGGCCGACGCTTCGGGATAACGCGATCCTCTACGCCGACAGCAAGATCACGGCCTACAGCCACGCCCGCGGCTGCATGCTCTACCTCAACCGGCTCTGCCTGGAGCGGGCCGGCGGCATGAACCCGGTGTTCGGCCGCTGGGGGTGGGAGCACCCCAACCTGTCGGAGCGGATCTACAATCTCGGCCTGACCCTGTTCCGCTACGCCGATGTCACCGGCAGCGACCGGCTGATCCATTCGAGCGACGAGTTCCTGGAGGTCAAGTCGACGATCCACGGCGCCGAGCGGCAGAAGTGGATCGCCCGGAACAAGGAGGTCCACCAGTCGCTCTTTGCGGCGACCGAGTTCGTCCCCTACCGGGCGACCGAGGACGTGATCCTCACGTGCTATTTCACCGGGCAGCCGGACCCGCAGCGCGGGACCTGCATGCCGACGAACTACGATGACCTTCTGCCGCTGATCGGCAGCATGGGCGCCCGGCGGCTCGTGGTCTTGCACGACTGCCTGGATGCGCCGGACACCGCCACGGTCCACCACGTGCGGGTCGAGACCACGGTGCAGCCCTATTTCCAACGGTGGATCTCGATCCTCCAATACCTGCGGGCTCATCCCGAGATCGATCGCGTCTTCTGCGTCGATGCGACCGACGTCGAGCTGCTCAACGATCCGTTCCGGGACATGGGCGAGCACCTGTATCTCGGCGACGAGCCCTCCAAGCTGGCGTGCCCCTGGATGCTGCAACAGCACCGGGCGATCTTCCTCCTGGAGTTCTTCCGCAAGTACGGCCATCTGCCGCTGCTCAACGCCGGCATCGTCGGCGGCCGGCGGCAGCTCGTGATGCAGTTCTTGCAACGGCTGATCTCCGTCTATTTCGACGCCCTGGCCCTGGCCGCGATCAAGAAACTGCCGGGGCCCGGCACGACCGACATGGGCGTCTTCAACTTCACCGCTCGCACGTTCTTCGCCGGCCGCCTCCGCCATGGGCGCGAGGTCAATACGGTCTTCAAGACCTTCTCCCGCGAAGGGCCGAGTTGGTTCCGCCACAAGTGAGGTCGCTGTGCCTGATCTGATCTCCCTCAAGCCCATGACCTATCGGCACCGGGCGCTCCGCCCCGGCGCGCCGTTCACGGTCCCCACCGACATCGAGGCCCGCCTGCTCAAGCGGTGTGGTTGCGCCATCGACGCGGCGGCCGAGCCCGGCCTGGACCCCGAGCCGGGCATGGGGCCGAGCGTTGGGCCGGCGGCTCCGGCCAGGCCGAAACTGCGGCGCAAGCCGCAGCGGTATCAGCGCCGGGATCTGCGGGCCGATGACTGAGCCCTATAGCGACCTGTGGGGCTCGGTGCCGGCCTATGACGGCACCGGCGCTCCTGATCTGGTCCTGAAGACCCGCTTCATCGAGGGCGATCTCCAGCGGTTGCAGATCAAGAAGGGCGACACCTTCGTCCTCATGGTCGACGAGGTGCTCTCCATGGACGAGCAGGCCAACATCCTCCGCCGCTGGGGAGACACCTTCCCCGGCGCAAAGCTCATTGTCTTGCCGCGGGGCTACCGCCTCGGCGTCGTCGAAGGGCTGAAGTAGCATGCGGATCTTCGGCCTCACGATCTCCCGCGGCGCCACGGAAACGAAGGCGGTGCCTGCGAACCTGCGCGGGCCGAGCAATCGGGGCGGTTGGTGGCCGTTCGTCCGCGAGCCCTATGCCGGGGCATGGCAGCAGAACGTCGAATGGTCCACCGACGAGGTGCTGGCCTATTTCGCGGTCTACCGCTGCATCAGCCTGATCAGCTCCGATATCGCCAAGATGGAGTTGATGCTCGTCACCTGGACGGATGGCGTCTGGAGCGAGACCGAGAGCCCGGCCTTCTCGCCGGTCCTGGCAAAGCCGAACCCGTACCAGACGCGCATCCAGTTCTTCCAATCGTGGGTGATCTCGAAGCTCGTCAACGGCAACGCCTACATCCTGAAGGAGCGCGATCAGCGCGGCGTCGTCGTGGCGCTCTATGTGCTCGACCCGTGGCGCTGCCAGCCCCTCATCGCCGAGGACGGCTCGGTCTACTACCAGCTCGCGGTCGACACCCTGAATGGGCTGGAAAACGGCATCATCGTCCCGGCCCGTGAAATCATCCATGACCGGTGGAACACGCTCTACCACCCGCTCTGCGGCACCTCGCCGATCTTCGCTTGCGGCCTGGCGGCGATGCAGGGCCTCAAGATTCAGAACAACTCGGCGTCGTTCTTCGCCAACGGGTCGCAGCCGGGCGGCATTCTGACTGCGCCTGCCGCGATCAGCAACGAGACCGCAGAGCGGCTGAAGGCCCATTGGGACACCAACTACTCCGGCGCCAATGTGGGCAAGGTCGCCGTCCTCGGTGACGGGCTCAAGTATGAGCCGATGGCGATCAATGCGGTCGACTCGCAACTGATCGAGCAGCTCAAGTGGACGGCCGAGGTGGTGTGCGCCACGTTCGGGGTCCCGGCGTACATGGCCGGCATCGGCGCGATGCCGACCTACAACAACATCGAGGCCCTGAATCAGCAGTATTACTCGCAGTGCCTCCAGATCCACATCGAGAGCATCGAGCTTTGCCTGAACGAGGGGCTCGCCCTGCCGAAGAGCTACGGCACCCGGTTCTCGATTGACGATCTGCTGCGGATGGATACGGCCACCATGGTCAAGGCCGAGGCCGAGGCGGTGGGCGCCGGCATCAAGTCGCCCAACGAGAGCCGGCTGCGGCTCAACCTGCCGCCGGTCAAGGGCGGCGCCACCCCGTACCTCCAGCAGCAGAATTACTCGCTCGCAGCCCTCGACGATCGCGACCGCGGCGACCCGTTCGCCAAGCCGCAGCCGGCGCCGCAGATCGCGCCGCCGGAGGATACCGAGGAAGACGAGCCGGACGACCAGGACGCGCAGGCCGATGCCGCGCGCTTCGCGGCCCGGCTGGTCCATCGGCTGCTCCAGGCCGCAGCGTGATCCACGTCGTCCTCGGTCCACCGACCGCAGGGAAATCGACCTACGTCCGCCAGCACGCCGCCGAGGGCGACGTGATCGTGGACTATGACGCCATCGCGCAGGCGCTCGGCTTTCCCGAGGAGCACGACGCCGATGGCTCGATCCGCCTCGTCACCCGGTCGGCGCGGGCTGGCGCCATCAACCGGGTCATGGACGGGCTCGACCACGACGCTTGGATCATCGGCACCAATCCGAAGCCGGCCCGGCTTCGTGCCTACGCCCGAGCTGGCGCGGACTTCACCGTGATCGACCCCGGCCAGGAGGAGTGCCTCCGGCGGGCCAAGCAGCAGGGTCGGCCGCCGGGCGTCTTCGTGGCAATCAATGACTGGTACGCCGCTCCGCCGGTCCTACCGGGCACAGAAGAAGGGCCAAAGGCGATGCCGAGATCGAGTACCGCAGTCGCCGACATGGCCGATGCCGTCTATGACGCGGTCAAGGTCTATGTCGGGCGTGAGGTCGGTGGCGTGAAGCCCCAGCTCGTCTCGCTACAGCGCGACCTCGACGCCGCAGTGACGATGCTGTCGGTCACGGAGGCGGAGTTGAAGGAGGCCCGCGCCGACGCTGCGACGGCCCGAGCCGAGACCGCGGAGATCCGTGTCGTCGCCAACGGCCTCGTCGAGCGGTTGGGCGAAGTCATGGAGCGGCTGTCCATCCTGGAGGCCAGGGCGCCCGTTGCCGGCCCTGCGGGGCCCGCTGGAGCCGATGGCGCCCCAGGGGCGCCCGGTCCCAAGGGCGACCCCGGCGAGGCCGGCCCAGCGGGCCCCCAGGGGCCGCCCGGCCAAGACGGCCTGGCCGGCCCCCGAGGGGAGCGCGGCGAGGCCGGTCCGCAGGGCCCGGAGGGGCCGGCGGGCCGCGACGGCCAGGACGGGGCGCCTGGGCCTGCTGGCGCGCCTGGAGAGGCGGGTCCCGCGGGTCCGCAGGGGCCGGAGGGCCCGGCTGGCCAGGACGGGGCCCCTGGGCCCGCTGGCGCGCCCGGCGAGGCCGGTCCGGCTGGTCCCCAGGGGGAACAAGGGCAGGCAGGGCCGGCGGGCCTGGACGGCGCCCCTGGCGCGCCCGGCGAGGCCGGTCCGGCTGGCGAGGCTGGCCCGGCTGGCCCCCAGGGCGAGAAGGGCCTGGACGGGGCCCCTGGCCGCGACGGGCGGGATGGCGTCCAAGGGCCGCAGGGCGAGCGTGGCTTGCCCGGTCCCCAGGGCGAGGCCGGTCCGATCGGCATGCGCGGCGAGCGCGGCGAGAAGGGCGACCCTGGCCGCGACGGTGCCAGCGTCCACAGCATCGACCTCACGACCCCGGATGGCGGCCGGACGTTCGTCTTCAGCATCGAGGGCGGCGACGAGGTGCTGGTCAACGAGATCCAGACCCGCACGACGATCTGGCAGGGCATCTACGAGGAGGGCCGGACCTACCAGCCCGGCGACATCGTCACCCTCGGCGGCTCCTGGTGGCACTGCAACCTGGAGACCACCGAACGGCCCGGTGAGGCCAAGGCGGCCTGGAGCCTCACGGTCAAGCGTGGCCGCGACGGCAAGGACGGCAAGAACGGCGAGCGCGGCGAGCGCGGGCCGCAGGGCCCGGCGGGGCGTGACCTGACGCAGATCGCTCCGGATGGGAGCAAGTTCTGATGGCCACCACCCCGCTCGTGACCCTGGAGATGGTCCGGGATCGCCTCCGCATTGACGCGGTGGACGATCAAGCCGACGTGGAGCGGATGATGCGGGAGGGCACCCGCATCGTCCTGGGCTACCTCAAGCCGCAGCCCGATGGCTCGCCCCTCGACCGGGGCTGGACCATCGACACGGTGCCCGAGCACGTCCAGACCTCGATCCTGCTCGTGATCCGGGCGATCTACGACGGGGAGGATAATCCGCTGTCGCAGGCGGTGATCGACATCCTCCACCGCGACCGGGACCCGGCGCTCGCATGAGCCGGCAGCCGATGCGGGCCCGGCGGCTCCGCACCCGCCTCACCTTCTACAGCCCGATCGAGAACGAGAGCCCAACCGGGAACGTCGAGTTGGGCTGGGAGCCGTTCGTCTCCCGCTGGGTCGAGATGGCCGGCATGCGGGGCAAGGAGCAGCTCCAGGCCGGTCGCCTGGAGGCCCAGGTCCCGTCGATCGTCCGCATCCGGTGGGACAGCGAGACCGAGCTGATCACGTCGGCGTTCCGGGCCGGCAAGACCGGACCCGACTTCGCGATCGTGTCGGTCTCGGAGCCGGACCAGATGCGGCGAATGATCGAGCTGCTGCTGCTCACGGGCAAGCCGGGCTAGGCCATGGGCACCTTCAAGGTCGATGGCACTGCCAAGCTGCAACAGAAGCTTGAGCAGATGCCGGCATCTGTCCGCGAGGCGATGTCGAACGCCATCGCCGATGGCATGGAGGATCTCAACGACTACCAGCGCCGCCTCGCCCGTCGCGTCTGGCGGACCGGCGAACTGGAGTCGAGCATCGGTTGGGGCTGGGTCACTCCAGGGCAGGACGGCCTGGAGGGGCTCAAGAAGTTCCGCGCCGTCAACCTCGCGCAGAAGGGCGCCTTCCAATTGGCCGCCAAGGCGTATGCCGGGCGTGTCGACGGGAAAGAAGCCTACTACGCCAAGTTCGTCGAGTTCGGCACCCGCTACAAGCCGGCGCGGCCGTTCTTCTTCCCGGCCTATCGGCTGAAGAAGCGCGACATCAAGCGGAACATCGCCACCGCCTCGCGCCGGGCCATCCGCGCAATCGCCAAGGCCGCCGGCACGCCGCCGCCGCGGAAGCCGAGAGCGCCGAAGGGTGCCGCGACATGAGCCCAGACTGCTCCAACGAGTTGATCGAGGCAATCCGGGCGCGGCTGCTGGCCGACCCGGCTGTCACCGCCATCGTCGGCACCCGCGTATTCGATCGGCCGGACATGGGGGTCGACTTCCCCTGGCTCCAGATCGGCGAGACCCTGCTTCAGCCGTTCGAGGCGCAGTGCGTCACCGGGACGAGCATCTTCCTGACACTGCATGGCTGGGGTCGCGATGGCCATGCGGGCGACGACATGCGGGCGCTCGGCGCCGCGGTCTACGCCAGCCTCCATACGAAGAAGTTCCTGCTGCCTGGGCCCTACGCCCTGCAACTGATCGAGCATCAGAACACGCAGGTTCTTCGCGATCCGGACGGCACCACCCGGCACCTCGTGACGGAGTTCCGCGCCGACACGACGGCCGATCTCTGATCGGTCTGCCCGACCCGGCCCTTGGGCAAGGCTGACCGGCCCGCAGCGATGCGCGCCCTTCCCATGATGGAGCCCTTGCCATGGCCCAGCCCGATCTCGCAGGTGCGAGGGAGCTGCTGCTGTATTTCGAAGATCCCGACGCCCCGAACGCTTGGCTCTTCGCCTGCGGCATCAACTCGCGAGCCCTGAACGGCACCCTCAACAACACCGAGACCCCGATCGCCGACTGCGACGACCCCACGGCGCTGCCGGTGCGGCGGGTGACGGCGAACTACTTCGCCGAGGAGATCTCCGGCACCGGCATGCTCGCCCTGGAGCGCCTGGACGATTTCGAGGCGATCTACCAGTCGGCCGAGTCCCATCGCTGGCGCATCGGCATCATCAACCGCGGCTATTGGCAGGGCCCGTTCCTGATGACCGCCCGCAACATCGGCGGCGAGCAGGAAGGCTTTGTCACCCTGGAGATCACGCTCTCCAGCGACGGCCCGGTTCCGTACATCGCTGATCCCACCTTCCCCGGAGGCACCACGTGACTTGGACTGCCCTCATTGAGGTGCCGTTCGCCAACGAACTGCATCGTTTCCGCCTCGGCCTCGGTCAACTGGAAGATCTGGAGAGCCGGTTCAAGGTCGGCACCATCGGCTGGGTCGAGAAGTTCCGGGCCAACGAGTGGCGCATCGGCGAGATGCGCGCCGTCTTCATCACCGCGCTCGTCGGCGGCGGCCAGGACCCGGCGCAGGCGAAGGAAGTCGTCGATCGCTGCATGATGGCGTGGCCGCTGGTCCGGAACGTCGATCTGTTCTGGAAGATCGTCAACGCAGCGATCCTCGAACCGCCGCCTGGGATGTCCTCGGGAAAAGTTCAGGCGGACGAGGAGGAGGAGATGGCCTCAACCTCGCCCGCCTCCTCGGTCTCGGAGGAGCCCTCGGCTACACCGCGGAGGAAGTCTGGCGCATGAGCCTGTGGGAGTTGACGGCGCTGGTGGACGGCTTCAACGCCGCGCATGGCGGCGAAGACGGCGGTGGCGTCGCTCCGATGACCGTGGAGCGGTTGAAGCAGATCAACCCTCCACGGACGATCCATTGAGCGAAGCCCACAGGGCATCTGCGCGCTCGTAATCTCGGTTCACCCTGGCCCGATCGCAGTTGAGCACCGTGCGCATCCGGGACGCGGTCATGTAAGTCGATGTGACCGATGCCAGGGTCTCGGCCGAGAACTTCGGGTCGGCCCGCAGGAGTTTGATCAGGCTCACCATCGGGTCCCCAGGCCGGCGGCTCTTCGTGCAGGCGTAGTCCCCACCCTCGGCTTCGCCCAATGCCTTCGCGTAGTCGACATAAGCCGCAGGCGCGATGGCCTGGGGCTGGGGCTGGGGCTCGCCGCCCGTGCTGACATAAGCGCCGACTGCGCCGCCGAGCAGGGCAGTAACGAGCGTGCCGATCAAATAACTAGCCATCGAAATCTCCGGGTTCGAGTCCTTTTGCATTGACATAATCGAAAGTTGCCCGAATGGCAATGACCGAACTCGAAACGCTGCTAGTCACGGTCGAAGCAGATCTTCGCCGTTACTCCAAGCAGATGCAGCAGCTTGGGCAGATGACCGATGGCGGCTTCAAGAAAGCCGGCAAGGCCGCCAATGACGGCCTTTCGACCGTCGAGCAACGCGCCAAGCAGGCTTCGGCCCAGGCCCAGAAGGCGCTTCAGGACGCGCAGCGGTCCTCTCGCCAGTTCGGCCAGACGATCCAGAACGTCGGCTATCAAGTCGGCGACTTTTTCGTCCAGATCGAAAGCGGCCAAGGCTTCCTGAGAGCCCTCACGCAGCAAGGCACTCAGGTTCTCGGTGCCTTCGGCCCCTGGGGCGCCGTGCTCGGTGCTGCGGCCGGGTCCTTGGCAGTCCTGGCTTCGACGATCGGCTTGTTTGGCCCTTCGGTTTCGGAGGCAACCGAAGCGGTCACGAAGCTCAATGACCAGCTCGGGACCACCGACGAACTCACGAAGGCTGCGGCTGGCGGTTACGACGCGCTGATCCAAAAGGTCAAGGAGTCGACCCGCGCCACCCGTGAGGCGTTCCTCGCCGAGCTGGCGATCGAAGGCCGCGAGGCGGAGAAGAAGCTCAAGGAGACCGCGGAGACCGTCGCCGGGGCCATGGGCGACATCAACTCTGCGGTCGCCGAGCGGGTGTCCGTCCTCTTCGGCAACGCGGCCGGTGGCGTGTCGCTGGTCGGGCAGGAGATCAACAAGCTCCAGGACCAGATCGCGAAGGGCGTCGCCTCGCCGGAGGATTTCGAGCGCCTGAACAAGCTCTTGCGCGATGGCGGCACGGCGAGCGGCGAGGCCACTGCGCGGGCCAAGGAACTCCAGGAGCAGATCGCCAGCCTCATCAAGACGATCGAGTCCGGCAAGGCGACCCCGGACCAGTACCTCCAGCTCGCCACCATCCTCCGCGATCTCGCGCAGTCGGCGACGCCAGAGCTGTCGGCGAAACTCCTGGAGCAGGCGGACAACCTCGCTGTCGCGGCCGGCGCCACCGAGAAGACGAACGACAAGCTCAAGGAGATCAAGGCGACGACCGATGCCGTCACTGGCGCTACGGACGCCGCGACGAAGGCGACGCTCAACAATGCGGCGGCGATGGATACCGGGACCGGCGCGGCTGGCCGGTATGCCGATGCGATCCGTGGCGCGGTCAAGGCGCTGCAAGAGCAGCAGCGGGCGTCCGGCTACAATTCCAACCCGACGTTCGAGGTCGGTGGCGGCAACCTGAGCTTTGGCGGGTCGCGTGAGCGCGCTCCGGGCACGATGGGCCCGACCTTCGGCAACCTGGACCCGTCATACCTGAAAGACGAGCCCGCGTGGTTCGATAGCGACGCGATCAACGACGCCATCAACCCGGTCAAGGTGCTGGGCCTCGGCTTCGCCAAGGTCGTCCCGGAAGCGAAGGAGTTCACGGACAGCCTCAAGGCCGCGGAGGCGGCTGCCGTCGATCTGTCCAAGCTGCCGAAGACGTTCACGATCGGCGGCGGCGGCGTCAACTTCAAGGGCCTCCCCAACCGGACCGACTTGCTCGGCGACCTCTTCGGATCGGAGAGCCCGGCAGATCTGACGACTAGCGAGTTCTCGCGCTCGATTTATGGGAAGGGCAGGGAAAAGGAGCCCAAGACCCCGAAGGAAAAGAGGACCCCGGAGGACCGGGCCGAAGACCGCACTCAGGCGCTCAAGGACGAGATCGCCTACAACGAGCAGCTTGCCGCGGTCTATGGCCAGGGCATCGAAGCCCGCAACCGGGTCACCGCCTCGTATGAGGCGCTCAAGGAGGCCCGGAAGACCGGGCTGGCCGAGGGCTCGGAAGAGTTCCGCCAATTCATCGACACGCAGACGGCCCAGAACGTCGTCAACCTCGGGCTTGAGCATCGCCTCGACCTGATGAAGCAGGGGCAGGCGCTTACCGAGTCCTTGATGACGGACCAGGAGCGCCAGAACAAGCTGCTCGCCGACTACCAGGAGATGCTCCGGGCCGGCGCCATCGGCACCGAGATCTACAAGCGCGCCGTCGCCGCCGCCACCAGCGAGAACGACAATCTGGTCGAGGCGATCGGTGGTGTCGGTGACGCCATCGAGTCCGGCATCCAGGGCGCGACGAGCTTTGCCGACGCCCTGGCCAAGATCGGCCTCCAGCTCTTGAGCCTCCTGTCCAAGGGGCTGTTCGGCGCCGGCCCGCTCGGTGGCCTGTTCAATAACATCTTCGGGGTCGCGGCCGGCGGCATCCTCGGCACCCCGGCCAGCGCCATCAACGCGGGCGCGACGGCGCCGCTGGCGGGGCTCGGCACCGGGTTCCGCCGGTCCTTCGCCGCAGGCGGTTGGGGCGGCCCCGGCCCGGTCCTCGTCGGCGAGAGCGGGCCCGAGATCGCGAACATGCCGAGCCGCGCCTACATCTCGCCGGCCAATGCCACCCGGCGGATGCTCCAGGGCGGCAACGATAACCGGCCCATCGAGATCAACGTCAACGGCGCCACCGGCAACGCCGAGTTGAAGCAGATGGTCGCCCTCGGCGTCGATCAAGCGGTCAAGCGATCGGGCCGCAACGTGCCGGGCATCCAGCGCAATTACAACCTGCGGTTCGGTCCCTGATGGAGACCTACTCGTTCCCGCCCGCCCTGTGGGCGGCATCGCAGTCGTGGTTCCTCGACGCCAGGACGCGCTCGGGCGGCGAAACCGTCACCGGGCGCGAGCCGGTGGTCTCGTCCGGTCTGTCCCGGTGGATGTGCAGCCTCACCTTCCCGCTGTACAGCCGCGAGACCATCCTCGCCCATGGCGCGCTGCTGGCGCAGTTGGAGGGCCGGGCCAACGCGGTCCGGTTGCCCTTCTGCCCCGGCCCGACCGGCGCCCGTGTGCTGCCGCGGATCAACGGCGTTCCCTACGCCGGCAGGAACCTGTGGCTTCGGCCTGGCGTGCTTCCGGAGAGCCTCGGCGTCGCCCCCACGGTCCGCGTCACCGCACTTGCCGGCGCGACCGAGATCGTCCTGAACATGGGCACGCTCGTGGGGCTCGAACCCGGCGTCATCTTCGGCCTTGGTGAACGGCTGTACATCGTCACCGAGATGCACGGCGTCTCGGTCACGAACGTCAAGTTCCGGCCGAAGCTGCGCTTTCAGATCAACGCCGGCACCGCCGTCAACTGGAAGAACCCGCGCTGCATCATGCGCCTCCAGACGGATGACAGCGGCCGGGCCGATATCGCGCTCCGCCGGACCGGCTCGGCGCAGATGGATTTCGTCGAAGTCTGGTGATCCCCGATGCCACTGCTGCCTCAGACGGCTCTCGCGCAAGCGGAGGGGCTGCACATCGTTGCCTCGCTCTTCGTCACCTTCGCCTTCAAGACCTCGCCGCTGCGGGTCTGGGAAGGTGACGGCCCGATCGATCGGGAAGGCTTGACGTGGCAGGGCGTGGGCATGCCCTCGGGCCGCTCTGGGAACCCGCTCTATTCGATCGAGGGGCTGGAGCTGTCGATGGACGGCTCCGCGCCGCAGCTCAACCTGTCGCTGTCCGGCGTCGACTCCACTGTGGTCGCTGCGGCCCGCGAGGACGTCGCCAACGAGGAGATCGAGGGGCGCGACCTGACCATCCGGATCGGGTTCTACGACGCCACGCAATACCCCGAGATGATCCCGCTTGACGACCTGATCGTCCTCGGGGTCTGGACGATGCAGAAGCCGAGCTTCTCGGCAACGGGTGTCACGCTCCGAAACATCACGCTCCCCTGCGAAACGCTGTTCGTGCAGCGCAGCCGGGCGCCGTTCGGCCTGCTGACCGATCGGGACCAGCAGCGGCGCTTCCCCGGTGATCTCGCCTGCCAGTTCCCTCCGACCCTCGTTGACAGGGACGTCGCGTGGCCGCGTCGGTGACCGGCTCGGCACCGCAGATCCTGGATGCCCTCGACCGGCACGTCCGGCTCGCCCGGTCGACGCCGTTCGAGCTGGGCCGGATGGACTGCTCGCTTTGGGTGGCCGATTGGGTGTCCATGCGGACCGGGGTCGACCTGGCCGCTGATCTCCGCGGCCGGTACAAGACCCGCGCTGAAGTGCTGCGGCTGATCATCCCGCTCGGCAACCTCGTGCGCATTGCCGCCCGGCGGCTGGACTCCATCGGCGCCGCGGTCATCGACCCGGCCCAGGCCCAGCCGGGCGACATCGGCATCGTCGCCACCACGGATGGCCCGGCGCTGGCGCTGTTCGCCGATGGCGCTTGGCAGACCAAGACCGGCGACCCGCTGTTCTCGACCCCCACCGCATCCTTTGCCTGGAGATTGCCGTAGATGCTGGCAGTCCCTCTTGCGATCGGCGCCGCGGCGGCCGGTGCCGGCGCTGCTGCCGGTGTGGCCGCTGCCGCGACGACGGGCCTCTTCCTCGGCATTGGCGCCTGGGGCTGGACCGCGGTTGCGGTCGGTCTGAGCGTGCTCGGCACCGTCGCGCAGATGATGCTGTCGCCGACCCCGCCCAAGCCGCAGATGCAGGAGGGCGACGCCAGCATCAAGCAGGCGATCCCGCCCCGCGTCCGCGTCTACGGCCGGCAGCGGATGGGCGGCGCCTTCCTCTACTACGACAGCACCTCGGAGGGTGATCTCAAGACCCTGATCTGCCATGCCGCGCATGAGATCGACGGCTACGAGGAGGACTGGCTCAACGACGAGCGGGTCCAGATCGATAGCGAGGGCCAAGTCTCCGACGATTCACGGTGGCAGGGGAATGACGATCCGATTTTCGGTGACCCCAGCGACGGCCACAGCACCGTTACGATCCTGCATTACCTGGGCTCGCCGAATCAGACGATCGACAGCTTCGACGAAAAGTGGACTGAGGCGCATCGGGGCCGCGGCCTCAACTGCACCTATGTCAAATATTCGGATCTGAAGGACGAGGACCAGATCAAGGTCTTCCCGAGCGGGCCGCCGCCCTACCGGGCCGTGCTTCGAGGCGCGAAAGTCTACGACCCGCGCAACGGGGCCATGGCGCCGGGCAACGAGGCGACCTACGCATACAGCGACAATTCCGCGCTCGTGATCCTCGATTTCCTGACCCGCAAAGAGAATGGCGTGCCGGTCGGGTTCGGCATCCCGTGGTCCCGGATCAACCTCGACAGCTTCGCCTTCGCGGCGGCCGTTTGCGATCAGAACATCTCACTCAAGGCTGGCGGCGCCGAGCGCCGCTGGCGCGCCTGGGGCGCCTACGAGCTGACCGAGGACCGCAAGGACGTCCTCCAGGATCTCCTCGACGGCTGCGGTGGCCGACTCACGCAAGGGCCGGACGGCACCATCGGCCTCGCTGTCGGAGCCGGCACGACCAATGGCGCCGCCGCGGTCGGGATGCCGGCCCCCACGGTCGTCATCGACGACGATCAGCTCTATGGCTGGGATCTCACGAACGGCAAGACCGGGCTTGAACGCATCAACGAGGTCCGCGCGACCTACGTGTCCGAGATCTGGTCCTGGGCCGAGACCGAGGCCGGCATCCAGCTCGACCAAGCCGGTATCGATCGCAACGGCATCGAGAGCAGTCAGGTCAAGCTGCGCTTCGTCCCGGCCGAGAGCCAAGCCCAGCGTATCGCCCGCGAGATGCTGCGCCGGGGGAGCCCGACCTGGATCGGCAAGATCCGCACCACCATCGCGGGGCTCGATGCCTGGGGCGAGCGGTGGATCAGGCTCCAGATCGCAGAACTCGAAATCGACGGCATCTTCGAGGTCGGCTCGATCCGCCTCGACCGCGAAACCATGATGGTCGAGATCGACGTCTCCTCCTATGACGGGTGGTGGGACTGGACGACGGCGACCGACGAGGCGGACCCGGCGATCCCGCCTCCGGACCTGGACGAGGACGCGAACATCCCGGTCCCGCAGAACGTGTTCGTCGTCATCGAGAACCGGCTGATCAACGGCAATACCTATGCCGCGGTCGGGGTGATCTCTTGGGACCCCCCGCCACGGCCGGTCTATGTCGGCCGCGCCATCTACCGCCCGGTCACCACCCCGGAGTCGCCCTGGCAGCCGCTCCCGGTGGCCCAGGAGGCCAATACCGTTAAGACCGACCCGCTGGTGGATGGCCAGGGCTACGAGGCGCGGGTGCGCTTCATCGCGCCGCGGGGAGCCGGCGGCGATTGGTCCCCGGCGGCGCCGTTCACCGCCATCGCCGATCCGGTGGTGCCCGACGCCCCGATCCTGACCAGCGGCGAGATCGTCGGCAGCACGGTCGAGCTGGAGACGACCGCCGCCAACAATCCCAACGTCGCGGCGCTCCGCTTCTGGCGCGACACCGATTCCGTCTTCACGGGCGCGGTCGATATCAGCGGCCCGCTCTACACGGCCCCGAATGCGGTCGCCCACTGGGTCGATACGCCCGGTCCTGGCCGCTTCTATTACTGGGCCACGGCCGAGAACTGGAGCGGCCTGCGCAGCCCTCCATCGGGCCCAGCGGGGCCGTTCGACTTCGTCCCGGCTGTCCCGGTCATCACCTCGCCGACGAGCCCGTTCGTCACCAACGACAACACGCCGACCTTCAGCGGCACCGGCCAGGACGGCACGACGATCCATCTGTTCGAGGGCCCGACCGACAAGGGCTCGGCTCCTGTCGTCGGCGGGGTCTGGAGCATCACCTCCTCGACGATGGCGGATGGCACCCGCAACGTCACCGCGCGGGCCTTCGCCGGCCCCCTGGTCAGCGCTGCCAGCAACATCATCGTCACCACGATCGACACGACCGTCTCGGCGCCGATCATTACCACCAGCTCGCCGCTCACGACGACCGACACCACGCCGGACATCTCGGGCACCTCGGAGCCCAACGCGAGCATCGCCCTGTTCCGCGGCGGCTCGACCCCGGCGGGCTCGACGGTTGCCAATGGTGCCGGGGTCTGGACCGCGACCCTCTCCGCGCTCGCGGTCGGTCCCTACAGCATCACCGCGACGCAGACCGACAGCGCGGGCAACACCTCCGGCCCGTCCGCGGCGCTGACCCTCAACATCCAGCCCGTCGCCCCGACGATCACGACCGGCAGCTTCACGACCTACGACACCACGCCGGTCATCGCTGGCACCTCCACGGCATCGGCCTCGATCAAGATCTACGACGATGGAGTTTTGTCGACCACTCTGACGGCGGACGGCTCTGGCAACTGGAGTGGACCGACCGCGGTCCTGTCCAGCGGCGCGAACACCATCACCGCCACGCAGACGGTTGCTGGCGTCGAGAGCCCGCAGTCGTCGGGGATCACGGTCACCGTGACCGCGATGGACAGCGCTGCTGCGGCGTACATCGCGGCGATGACGGTCGAGCCGACGAGCGCCCGGATGGGGCTCATCAACGACCTTGTCGTCGCCCTCAAGGCGGCCGGGGTCTGGTCCAAGCTGGACTGCCTCTACCTGCTCGCCGCGCACGATGCCCAGGCGGCCAGGCTGAATGTGAAGAGCCCCGCGGCCTTCGCCCTCGTCGCCAATGGCATGCCCATCTACACCACGGACCGCGGCTACAAGGGCACAGGGCTAGGCAGCACGCCCGGCGGCTATCTGGCCGGGGGGTTCAACCCGTCCACGGCCGGCGGCGTCTACGCGCAGAACAGCGCGCATATGGGCGTCTGGGTTCGGACGGCGAACACGTCGGTTGCAGCGGGCACGGGCGGCGACATCGGAACCGTTGGCGCCGCGATCTACACCAAGCATCCGACTGCCGGCAACATCACCACGCAGATCAACGACGGCACCGCCAGCAATACGGCCGGCGGCACCCCGAACAACGTCGGGCACTACGCGATCTCTCGGACGGTCAACACGGGGTATGCCAAGTATCACGAGGGCGTGGCGCAAGCCTCCTCCTCGGTGGTCTCGACCGCGGTCCCGAACTTCATCTTCTCGATCCTGCGGACTGGCGCCACCTCCTACAGCGACGCCGAGATCTGCGCCGCCCATTGGGGCTCGGGCCTGACCGCGGGCGAAGTGACCAGCCTCTATAACGCGCTGCACACCTATCTGCAGGGCGTCGGCGCGGTGGCCTGAACACCAGATCAACGGAGACACGCCGATGCCCGATGCGCTGCGGCCAGCGAAGATCATCGCTCGCCATGTGAGTGCTGCCGCCAAGATCGAGGTCGCTCACGGCAGCGATTGGAACGACGGCCTCCAGGTCCGCGAATGCGGCGCCGACATGGATCTCACCGACAGCGTCATTGAGATCATGGTCCGCCCGACCTTCGACGACCCGATCCTCCTCGCATGGCTGTCGTCGGCGACCGGAGACATCCTCTTCGACGACGCGGCCCATGGGAAGTTCGGGATCTTTTGGCCCGGCTGGAAGGTCTCGACCATCCCGGCCGGCGCCTGGGTCTTCGCAATGCGGGTCCTCAAGGGCGGCGAAGCCCGAGAGATCGCCCGCGGTCCCTTCATCGTCTATGCGGCGGAGTATCTCGGATGAAGACCTGGGGGCATCAGGATCTCATTGCCGCGACCAATGCGGATTGGGTTGAGACCCTCACCCTCGGGGTCGACGGCGTGCCGCTCGTCCTGGAGGGCGCAACGCTGGAGATGAATGTCCGGCGCCGGCCCGGCTCGGTCGACCCGCACCTTACCCTTGAGACAGGCGCCGGCCTCACCCTGGTCGACCCGGTGGCGCGGACCGCCACACTGGAGGTCGATGCCCTGGACATGGCCCAGCTCGGCCCCGGCGGTTACGTGTACGACGTTATCGCCACCAATGGCACGACCAAGACCCGCGTCCTTGAGGGCGCGGTGAACGTGACCCGCGGCATCACCCGGCCTTAGCGGCCCCTCGCATCCCCCGATCGTCAACGCGGCCTGGCCGCCACCCCCAACCGCGCCTAGCCGAGGAGAGAAGCGGCATGTTCACGGCGATCCAAGACAGCGTGATCGAACTCGTCGCCAGGGGCGAGCGCGGCGTCCCTGGCACGCCCGGCGATTATGACTACGAGACCGCCGATGCGGCGGCCAATCAGTTCATCCCGGCTATCCGGAAGACGGTCCGGGTCGGCGGCCGGCATACGACGCTCGATCGCGGCTCGGCGATCTATGTCCGCGTTGCGAGCGAGCCGAACCATCCCGGCAAGTTCCAATCGCTTGATCTCGGCTGGTGGGAGCTGAACGAGGAGTACCCGACTCTCCGGATGTTCGGGGCGCGCGGCGACGGCGTCACCGACGACACCAACGCGATCCAAGACGCCTTCGATTACTGCGTGGCCAAGTCGTGCGCGGTCAGCGTGACGAAGGGCAACTACCTCGTCGGCCCGCTCTATTTCAACGGCCGGGCTTGGCGGGACTCGCCTTCGACCAACGGGGCCCAGCCCAGCGCCCGCGGCCTGATCGGCGAGGGATTGATCGTCTTCGAAGCCCGGTTCGTCGCGAAGACCGGAGCTTACACGTCCGGACAGGCCGTGATCACTGCGCGCAACCTCACCTTCAAGGTGATCACGGGAATCCACATCGATTGCAACTTCGTCGCCGATGTCGGCCTCGATGTGGCGTGGATCGGGGGCACCAGCTCGGGTGACTCCACGGCGCCGGCCTGCGGGAACACGTTCACGAATCTCCTGGTCGAGAACGCCCTTGCCATGGGCATCAACTTCAATCAGGCGGCGGACTGCCTCATCCAGAACATCACCTATCGCGGCGGCACGCCTCCGGTGGCGTTCTCGCTCAAGCTGCCGGGCGGCGCGATCCAGGCCAACAATCTGCGCGCCTATCGCGGTCGCTGGGAGATCGCGTGCCAGAACGCGCAGTTCAGCGATTCCCTGATGCTCGGTGGCCTCCAGTTGATCGGCGCGGCCATCAACATGGTCACGATCTCGTCGTGCCAGCTCTCAACCGATCCGCTGACCGGCTATACGGTCTATTCCAGCGCTACCGAGGGTTACGGCACGCACGAGGTCTTCTTCCATGCCTGTGATTTCCTGGGCGGCGCGGCGCATACTTACTACTTCGCCGGTCGCTGGAACATGGGCGCGAAGTTCATCGGCACCCATTTCGAGTTGAAGCCGTCCGATACCATGTTCAACCCGGCCGTCTGGACCCCGGTCGGCGGCCCCGGACGTCCGCCTATCTTCGATTTCGAGCATTGCTCGTGGCATGGCGGTGGGCCGGGGTTGCCCGCCAGCATCCCGGAAAAGGTTCTCGTCGGGACCTATGCCTGCAAGCGGCCGGACACCACTGTCATCGCTCGCCGCGACTTCCCGAGCGATATCCAGGTCGGCACCGGCTTGATCGTGGCCGACAAGGCAAACCTGACCGGGAACGGCTTCTTCGCCCGGGGACAGGGCGTGGCGGCTCCGCCGACCGACGCCTTCTTCGGCCAGGGCTACAACCGCTCCGGCTCCCTGGCAGAGGTCGAGCAGTTCATCCGCGGCCAGATGTGGCGGCTCACGCAGTATGACGGCGCGACGTTCACCACGCATCTCACGTTCAACGCCGGCTCCGCGAACGGGCTCTACCCCGGCAACGACAACGTCCGGAACCTGGGCATCGCCTCGAACCGGTGGGCAACGGTCTTCGCCGGCACTTCGGCGATCTCCACGTCGGACGCGCGGCTGAAGACTCCGATCGAGCCACTCACCGAGGCCGAGATCCAGGCGGGGTTGGCGCTCGGCGACGCGATCGGCTCATTCCACTTCCTCGACGCCATGGAGGACAAGGGCAATGACGCTCGCATCCATTGCGGGCTCACGGTCCAGGGCGCGATCGAGATCATGGAAACCCATGGGCTCGACCCGATGGCCTATGGCTTCATCTGCTATGACGCATGGCCGGCGGAGGTGATCCAATATCCGCCGGTCTACGATGCAGACGGGGTCCTGATGCAGCCGGGCTATACCGAGGTCGTCCGGCAGGCCGGCGACGTCTACAGTTTCCGCGCCGACGAGTTGCAGTTCTTCGTGATCCGCGCCCTCATGGCCCAGCGGGCCGAACAGGAGGGGAAGATCGGCCTCCACGAGCAACGCATCGGCTCGCAGGAGATCCTTCTGGCGGCACAAGAAGAGCGCCTCATGAACCTGGAGGCGCTCTTCGGAGAGACGACCTAACTCCGGCTGGGCCGCGACGCTCCCGGCCACAGGTCGCCACCGCGGCGCACGAGCGTTCCCAGGGGCCGCTCGATGTAATGGTAGGAGACGAAGCCCGCCACGATGCACAGGGGCAGCACAATCCAGACCGCCGGCCCCTGCTCGTGGCCCAGGGCCATCCATGCTTTGTTGATGATCGCGACCGCGAACACGTGGCACAGGTAGAGGCTATATGAGGCGTCGCCAAGCTTGGCCAGGGCCCGGCCGGCGGCGCCCGTCACCTCCCGGATGGCGAGGCCGACATAGAACACCATCGCCGCCGGCACGCCCCAGGCGATGGGCCGAATCCAATGAAGCGGCAGGATGTCCTCCAGCGGCGCTCCTGCGCCGGAGCCGACGAGCCACACGACCGGCACCAGGGCGATGGCGACCGGCAGCGCCGCGCGGCGTGTAACCCACCCTTGACGATACAGCCAATACATCCCCATCCCGGCCACAAACTCGATGACGACGGGGTGCCCCACGAAGGTCAGGATCGCAGTGTCGCGTCCGGTGATGCTGGTCAGGATCATCAGGCCGGCGAAGAGGACTGCTATCGCAGCCACCCTGGCCCCGATCTTCAGCCCCAGCACCGCGGCGAAGCACAGGTAGAAGAACATCTCATATTGCAGCGTCCAACCGACCGACATCAGCGGCTGCACGGTGCCGCTGACCGGATGGGCGGACGGGATGAAGAACAGTGAGGTCAGGACCAGATCCGGCGTCACCGTCGTCCAGCGGAGCAGCGATGGGAATGCGGTGGCCCCGGCGGCGAGCGCCAGGGTGAAGAACCAATACAGCGGCACGATCCGCCGGATGCGGCGGCCTAGGAAGATGCGCGGCGTGTTCTCCCGACCCGTGGCCGGGTCGCTCACGAGCATCATGATGAAGCCGGAGATCACGAAGAAGAGGTCGACTCCGGCCTCTGGCAGTCGGGCCCAGGAAAAGAAGGCCGTCGCGTCTGGGGCGGTGGTCCCAAACCGGGCATGCACCAGGACCACCGAGACCGCTGCCAGCGCCCGGAGGATCTGAATTCCCTGAATGTTTTCAGGCTTTTGTGCCATGTTCTCCCCCTCTAGTTCGGCGGCTCTTCATGGCCGTCCAATGGTCAAAGGCAAATCACGCGACAATGATCGCGGTTAATCCACTATGCAATTAGGTCGGTCATCCTAGCGGTTCTCGCCAAACTGTCACGAATATTTTCCGCGGCCCTATGGGTTGTCGGCCTGGCCGCTCCACTTCCCGAGATTTGCGAGGTTCCGGAATGCCCAAATCCCCAGCGGGGCCAGCCACTTGGCGGCTCGGCCGCAATGGTCAGGCTTGATCTCCCATGTCGGACATGGGCGAAGGACTCGGCCGCCGGTTCACCGATCGGCCAGATCTGCGTGACCTCATCCGGGAGGTCCAGGAGTTGAGTCGCCGGGTGACGGTGATCGAGACGAAGCTCGACATGTCACTCCAGCGGGTCAACGAGGCGCTCGCCGACTTGCGGACCGATGTCGCCGCTTGCGCCACGAAGGAGCAGCTCAAGCCCGCGGTGTGGCTGCTCGGCATCATCGGCTCGTCCGGCGTCGGCGCCTTCGTGCTCACGCTTTGGAACATGATCCTCAAGCGGGGCGGCAGTTGATGGTCCGCGAGCGCATCTCTTGGAGCAGGCAGCCCCTCTGGTGGCTGATGTTCATGATCGGCTCGCCGCTAGCGGTGGCCTGCTGCCTGATGCTCTGGGCCCTGGTGGACCGGGAGCCGCCGATCTCGTATCGGACGCTCCAGGCCGGCGCTTACGACCCGGCGACACGGATCTTGACGCTGCAATGGGTGGTCCATCGGCGCCGCTATTGCCCCGGCGAGTTGACCCGCTCGATCGAAGCGGAGGTCGGTGGCCGGGTGACGCTGCCCTCGGCCATCATCGACCCCGAGGCTGATCCGCCAGAGGTGCGTGACCGGAGGATCGGGGCGACCTATGTCGGCCGCGCCAACCTGATCGAGATCCCGCCCACGGTTGGCGGGACGATCAAGCTCTCGACGCTCCCGCGCTTCTGGTGCTCGCCCTTCCAGATGTTCGCGCCGATCGAGATCCCGGCGCCGCCGATCATCTTCGACATGCCGGACCCGAAGACCTGGAGCGGCGGTGGCTTGCCGGTCCACGTCGGCCCGCAACCGGAGTAACCCATGATCTCAGCAGATCTGTTGCGCTCCCTGTGCCCGCAGGGGGCGGAGCCGGTTATTGCCGGCCTGGCGCGATCGTTCGATCTGCTGCTGCCGGCCTTTACGCTCTCGACCCCGCTACGCCAGGCGCACTTCGTGGCCCAGGCCGCGGTCGAGACGGCCTATTTCCGGACCCTCCGGGAGTATGGCACCGGCCAGCGATATGCCCCCTATATCGGCCGCGGGCCGGGGCAGCTCACGTGGGAGTCCAACTACGTTGATATGGGCCGCCGGCTGGGCTTGCCGCTCAAGGCCCAGCCCCAGCTCGTCGAGGACCCGGCGCTCGGGACCCTGGTCTTCCTGATGTACTGGATGGACCACGGGCTCAACCGCTACGCCGACGAGGACGACGGCCGGGCCATCTCCCGCGCCATCAACCGCGGCTCGGCCGCGTCGGACAAGCCGGCCAATGCCGAGGCCGAGCGCCTGGACATGGTGGCCAAAGCGAAGGTGCTGCTGGGGGCCGTTGGAGCGCCTGCCACGAGTCCGGCGCGCTCAGTGAGCGCCCTGCAAGCTGCTCTTAATCGACTAGGAGCTGATCCGAAGCTCGACGTGGACGGGCGCGCTGGCCCTGCCACCGAAAGGGCGGTGCGCGCTTTTCAGAGCGCCTGCGGCTTGGCGGTGGACGGCACGGCCGGACCGCTGACCTGGACGGCCATCGACGACGCCCTGGCTGAACTCGACGCCTAGCAGAGGAGCAGGCCGATGCCCCCCATCGCGTTCATTGCCGACGTGATCGTCATCGCGGTCATCGTTGTGCTTTTGGTGTGGCTTATCAAGCAGATACCGATCGACCAATGGGTCAAGAGCGCACTCTACATCGTGCTCGTGGTGCTGCTGCTGGTCTGGCTCCTGGCGTTCCTCCCGATCGCGCACACCACCATCCCGTGAGGTGATTCGATGGACTTCGGAAAGATCTCGAAGGCAATAGCTGGGGCCGTCGCAGCCGGCATAGGTGGAGCCGGAACGAGTGCGGTCATCATCCCCGATGGCGTGACGATGCCGTGGTACGGCTACGTGATCGTCGGGGTTCTCAATGCGGTGCTTGGTTTCGCGGTGGTTTATTTCGCGCCGCGGAACACCGCGTAAATCAGCGAGTCATCCTCAATGTGGGCGCTCTGCTCTGCCACCGTTTCAGATCGCGCTCGAAGGGTTTCAAGGCTTGTCTTCGTTGCGCCACAAGGGCTTGGAGCTTGTCCGCAACCGGGTCTGGCACTGTGGCCTGGACCTTCCACTTGTAAATCGTCCGACGATTAACTCCTAAAGCCCGAGCCATCGGAATGATCCATTGGTCACCAAAAAGGAGCGTCCCCACCTGTTCAAAGTAATCGATATCCATACGCTGCTCCGTTGAAGACGAAATGCCCCGGCCCAGAAGGCCGGGGCCTTTTTTTGTGCCCGCGAATGAGAGCCTTGGGCAGGTTTCCGGCCTCTCTATTTCGCGACTTGGAATCGTCATAGAGGGCACCATTGTGGGACCTGAGTGGCACACACTCGCGCCCCGGCACCTTAGCAAAGCTTGCCGCTTCGTTGTACTGCCTAAATGAGTGCGATCTCCCCCCTGGTGACTAGGAGGGGGCACATGGGCGTGCCCCTCGCGTTCTCATCGGTGTGCCCTGTTACGGAATGCCACAGGGCACACTCTTGACTTGAAAAACGACGATTGTGGCAAATGCCTGTCATTTGATAATGCGCATTACGACTCAGACCAGAGTCAAGGCGAATCCCCTGTAACTATTCCAAACTGGCCGTAATTTGGAGACGCCCTGAAGATACTTGCAGGTTTCCTAATGTCATGGGGAATCATGGCCGAGTCTTGACCCCGTCACTTCAGTCTAACGACATGAGCCGCTCGTCGGATTCACTTTAATCTTCCGGTTTCAGTGTTTACAGCCATTCACAGAGACTCTACCACCGGGGCTTGCAATGGCCGGCGACTCCGGATTAACTTCTCAGCAGGAGGAACCACGTGCAATTGATCCCTGATTTTCTTGAAACCGCTCGCTGCGGCGGCGGTAAGCGCACAATTGCTGGCGGAATCCGTGAAACCCGCTGGCCGCTCTGATCTGAAATCAACAGGAGAGGAAGGATGCAGAGAGCTGCAGGCGAAACTTTGACTAAAATTGTTCCTAGTTCTACCGTGAAGCTCACGCACCGGCATTTGAGCCGGGTCGATTTCCGGCCCCTTGGACATCAGGAAGGCCAGAGGATGTCTACAGCGGACGATAGCGGGGATGAAACCGCCATGTCGCTCGCGCTGAAGCGGGCGGCGGGTGCCAAGCTCAAGAAAAAGCTCGCGAAACGCGACAAGCGCAAGGCTGACAAGGAGGCTCGTCTCGATCGGCTGAAGGTCAAGGCCCCTGACCCACAGGACCAGCCTCCTGCGGCGATCCCCGCTCCGCAGACCGGTGCGGCGATGCAGGTTTCTGCGCAGCATTTCTTGCAGGAGAAGGCGGCGCGCGAGAAGCGCATCCAGCAGCTCGCCTCGATCGCTTTGGGCCGCACGAAGGCGCCCGAGCCGGTGGTGATCGAGCGCCTGCCGCCGCCCCCGCCATCGGGGCCCGATGATCCCCGCATCCTGAACGGCACGCTCGCTCCGTCACCCAAGGTCGCGGAGATCCTGAAGACCATGGTTTCGGAGGTCGCGGTCGAGGCGGCCAAGCCGAAGCGGGACGAGCGCACTGGTCCACCGGAGGCATGGCTGGAGATTCTCCGGACAGGCACGCCCTCGCAGATCCTCGCCACGCGCCCGTTCAAGAATCTCAAGGGCGACGATCGCGAAGCCTTCGACCGGGCCAGGAAGCGCGAGTTGGATGCCATCCTCGCCGGGCGCCGGTTCGCAGATCTCTCCCCGGAGGAGAAGCGGGACTTGTACGTCACCAAGACGCGGCACATGAAGCTGATGACCGATCTGACCGCTCCTCGGAAGCGGCGGAAGGGCGCAGCGCGGTCCGTGGCCGGCAAAGCCATCGATCGGCTGCGTCACAAGGCCGGCCTCACCCTGGTGCAGACCGCGTCGGGAGCCGGGCTTACGGGGAATCAGTTGCGAGACATCGTGTCCGGCAGGAGGCCGGCCACCTTGGACGAGGCGGCCCTGCTCGCTCGCTTCTTCCACGCCAAACCGGAGATCTTCATCGTGTCCACGCCCGCACCCATCCCTGCGGCCAAGGCGCCGGCCCCCACGCTCAATGGCGTCACCCCGCCCAAGACGAATCCCAAGCGGCCCGGCTACAACCCGGAGGTCGCCCTCCGCCAGTTGACGGAGACGACCGAGCCGCGGGACACCGACACCTTCTTCCAGGCCAGCCTGCGTCGCATCATGCGGAGCCGCGGGCTCATGGGGCTGCACGTGGCGAGGCTCTGTGGCCTGACACTCGATCTGCCGAGCCGGCTGCTGCGGGATGGCAGCATCCCCAGGCCGGAGACCCGCGAGAAGCTCCTTGCCGGGCTCGGAGTGACCGAGGAGGAGTTGTTCGGCCCGGCCACCGACACGCCCGAGCCGAAGGCCCTCCAGGCCGCGCCCGAGGCCCGTCTGGCGGCGCCGGCGCCGGAGGCGGTGCCCGAGGCCGACCCCGACCGCAGCGCCGCCCTGGTGGCCCCCACGGTGCCGGTCGAGATGGGCGTCCCGATGCCGGTGATCGTGCTCCGGTCGGACCGCTACCCCTGGGACATGCCCAAGGGCGGCAGCTTCAAGGCCGAGGTGCCGTTCGGGATGCCTTGGGCGACCTTCCGCAGCCGGTTCCTGAAGATGATCGACCGCCAGAGCGAGTCGCTCGGCCACTGGTACACGTTCGAGGAGAACGAGGCCGAGGGCCTGATCCGGGTCTGGAGGTACATCTGATGCCCATGGTCGAGGCCGAGGGCAAGTGCCCGCAGTGCGGCGCTGGGATGATGTTCCGCTTCTCCCCGACCGACGATGCCCCACCGGAGGCGGTGACGGCTCTCCAACGGGGGATGGCGACCTATGCCTTCGCCGAGGAGCGGCGCCGGCATGCGGCCGAAAGCCTTCGTCGGCTCCGGACGGTCTTCTATCTCGTGTCCGCCGGGATGGTTGTCAGTTGCGCTCTCTACATCACCGGCACCGAGATGGTCTCGAAGTGGAGCGCGGTTGCGGCCAGCGCCACCAGCGCCCTCGCGTACCTCACCACGGCTTGGTGGGTCTGCGATCTCAAAGAGCGGGCGACCGAGTGATGACTGAGAACAGCCGCATCCCGCCCGGTCTCCTGCACATGATCATCGCCGATCT